AATGCGGCCCTGGTCGCGGCAAACCCACCACCCGTACGGACCGAAGACGAGAAGCGCGAGGCGTACACCAAGTATCAGCACGACGACAAGACGTGCACCAAATGCGGCGTCACCAAACCGCGCGCGGACTTCGGCAGGGCACGGGAAGGCAAGTACGGGGCAGTCCTCAAGTCCATCTGCAAGCGATGCCAGTCTGATCAGGCAATGCAGTGGTACCGCGACAACCCGGGTCGCACCGAGGCGAATAAGCGCAAGTTCAATCTACAGAAGTTCTATGGGCTCACTATCGCGCAATACAACGCCATGGAACGGGAGCAGGCCGGCGTCTGTGCCATCTGTAGAAAGGGTGAGCCGAACGCGCACGGTCGCACCGGAAGGCAGTTCCGTCTCTCTGTCGACCACTGCCACGACACCGGTGTTGTCCGGGGGCTTCTCTGTCAAAGATGCAATCGTGCCGTCGGGCTACTGGGCGACGATCCGATCATCATGCGTAGAGCCATCAGCTACCTGCTCCGGAGTCAGAAAGGAGCAGTTCATCAAGGAGGGCAGTAGCTATTAGTAAAGCCAGCGGATTGGGTTGGACCACGCTTTCTCTGGATGATTCCGGGGGGACTCCAGTGGTGATCAAAAACGATGTGACCAACCTGTCGTTCAGTACCCCGCGTGGGGTTCAGGACGTGACCGGTGTCGACAAGTCGGCGATTGAGCGGCTGCTGCTGCTGGCCGACTTCTCCGGCACCCTCAACGGCGTGTTCAACTCCGCCGTGTCGCACACCGCCCTGCGGACCGTGCCGTCCACCAGCGTGAACCGGACGCTGACACTGGTCGTCAACGCAGCCACGCTGCCCAACGAGGTCATCGTCACCGACTACGCCCTGACCCGGGCCGCGTCCGGCGAACTCACCTGGTCCGCGCCGTTCAGCCTTTCCGATGGCACTGTCCCGGTTTGGTCATGATCAATAACGATGGTGGCGCCCAGGTCCCGCAGCCGGAGGAGGCCGGGGTCCAGGTCAACGTCGGCTACGCCGTCGCCCTCGGCCCGGACGGACAACCCTGGGCGCAGCTGCAGATCATGCTCGGCCTCACCCAGTACGTCATGGTCATCCCGGAACGGACCGCGCGGGAGCTCGCCGAGCTCATCCCCCGGCAGCTGGTCGCGGCGGCGGACGAGGTGCGGCGGGCCCGGTCGGGGCTGATCGTGCCGTCGACCAACGGCGGCCCGGTGCAGATGACGCAGGAGCAGCTACGCAACCTGGTGGGTGGCTGATGGCCGGCTACCGGCGTCCGCCGCTGCTGCTCGTCTTCGACGGCGAGCAGTACGAGGGCCTGGAGGTCCGCTGCCGGCGGCCGACGATCGGCGACATCCTCGACCTGGCGCGGCTGCGCACGGTCACGGCCGACGCGACCGAGGCCGCTGTGATGGCCAAGGTCGACGGGCTGATGGCCCGGATGGCGTCGCTGATCACCGCATGGAACCTGGTCGGCGAGGATGACGAGCCGGTTCCGGTGACGGCGGAGACGGTCGCCGGGCAGGACTACGAGTTCGTCCTGGCCATCGCCGGGGCGATCGGGGCCGGTGGCGCCGGGGTGGCGCCCCCTTTGCCTCAGCCGTCGGAAGGTGGCGTGCCGTCCCTGGAGGCGTCGATTCCGATGGAGACGTTGTCACCGAGCCTGCCGAACTAGCGGAGGCCCGGCTGGTGCTCGGGCTGTGTAGGCGGTTCAGCTGCCTGCCGTCGGCGTTGCTGGCCGAGGACGCGGAGTTGTTGCGGTACCTGAAGTTGGAAGCCCTGTACGCGCCGGAGGAGGTGAACGATCTTGAATGAGGTCAAGATCGTTGTCACCGTCGATGGCCCGGTGGGCGACGGCTTCGAGAAGGCGCGTACCAAGTCGAAGACGTTCGGCGACGGGGTCAAGCAGGATCTCGACAAGGCCGGCAAGGCGTCCGACGACTTCGAGCGGCTGGTCACCCGCAACCTCAAGGACGGGGAGACGGCGTTCCAGTCGGCCAGCCGGTCCGCGGAGGAGCTGCGGGGCAAGGTCGACAAGCTGCGGCAGGACTTCAAGTCGACCGGCAACCAGGGGATCTTCGGTGACCTGACCGCCGCCGAGGGCGACCTGCGCAAGCTTGAGGGTTTCATGTCGGCGATGGAGCCCGAGTTCAGGGCCCGTGGCCGCAAGCTCGGCAAGGCCACCGGTGACGGGATGCTGGAAGGGATTCCGCTCGGCATCGGCAAGGGTGCGATGGCGCTCGGTGGCCTGTTCGTCAAGTTGGTTGACAAGATCGCGCCGGATGTGGCGGCGGAGGCGGCGAAGCTCGGCGAGAAGGCCGGCAAGGCAATGGCCGACGGGTTGGCGTCGGCGGGGGACGCGGTCGCGCAGGACGCGCCGCTGCTGTTCTCCCCGGAGGGTGCGGCCGGTGCGGCGATCCTGGCGGTGGTCGGCGGGGCGCTCGCGCCCGCGCTGGGCGCGGCGGTGGGTGCCGCGGTCACGTTCGCCCTGGGTGCGGGCATGGTCGGCGCCGCCGCGTTCCTGCTGCGCGACGAGCCGGCGATCCGCGCCGCCGGGCACCGGCTGAAAGAGGATCTGCTCGGCGACCTCACCTCGGGCGCCTCGGTGTTGGCCGGGCCGCTGGAGAAGGCGATCAACATCCTCGACTCGATCACCAACAAGATCGACTTCGGGAGGATGTTCGCCGGTCTCGCCCCGGCCCTGGCCCCGTTGGCGCATGCCCTCGGCTCGATCCTGTACTCACTCACCCAGGGCCTCGGCAACGTCGGCAACACGTTCGGCAAGATCTTCTCCGACCCGTCGATGGAACACACCCTCCAAGGACTCGGCACCGACCTTCAGGCGCTCTTCGACACCGCCGCACGCCACGGCCCGGAGATCGAGGTCACCCTAAAGGTCATCTTCGGCCTGATCGAGGAGATCATCGGCGCGGTCAACATGCTGATCAACGTCGGCGCTTTCTTCGCGACCCCGTTGACCTGGTTCGACAAGGGCACCGGCGGCGCGGAGCGGTTCGCGGCCGCGGCGACCGACGCCGCCCTGGCACTGCACGGCGCGGCCAGCGCCGCGAGCGTGGCCGCACCGACCATCCAGGACCTCATGTCGCAGCTGTCGGCCACAACGGAAACCTTCGACACGCTCGCCGGGGCGGCCACAGACAAACTCATGGCCGGGCTCCTCGGGCTCGACATGGCGACGAACAACTTCAACAAAAGCCTGGTCACGCTGGGGGACACGCTTGTCGCGAACGGCGGCCACCTGTCGGCCCACGTCGCCGCACTCAAGAAGTCGGAGACCGGGGCGCAGCAGAACAAAGACGCCGTCCTCGCCGTGGTACAAGCAAACCTCCAAGTCTACGACTCGATGATTTCGGTGGGCATCAGCGCGAAGGATGCCGCCGCGAAATACGACGCGAACACCAAGGCTCTGGAGGACCAGCTCCGCGCCGCCGGCTACACCACCAAGCAGATCCATGCCCTGGTCGGCCAATATGAGGGTGTCCCCGGCAAGGTGAATAGCGTCCTCGCTATTCAGGGGTTGACGACGGCGATCGACCATCTGACCACCCTCCTCGCATTGATCAACGGTATTCCGCGTGATGTTTATGTCACGACGCATGTGTCGACCCGGCAGATCACCGACAAGCGGAACAGTGCGCACCACGCCGCCGGTGGTATCGCGGCCGGTTTGACGTGGGTCGGTGAGCAGGGCGCCGAGCTGGTCCGTCTACCGCAGGGGTCGATGGTGTACCCGCACGGCCAGTCGGTGGGCATGGCGTCGTCGATGGCGGGCAGTTCCGGCCCGTCGCAGTTGACGATGACGATCGCCCCGGGTGCGGCGGGTGGCCTTACCGCGCTGATCACCAACCTGTTCCGGACCGGGCAGATCCGGCTGACGGTGCGCGACTCGACCGGCAAGACGCAGGCCGTCTCCGTTGCCGGCGGCTGACACGAGGAGAGAGACAGAACATGGGTGCTCACCGGTATACCTGCTGGAATGCGGCGATGGCGACCACGGCGGCACTGGCCGCCGTGTCGACCGGCACCACCATCAAGACGATGTTGCAGATCGCGACGCCATCCACAAGGCAGATCACGCTGATCTCATGGGGGTTCACGTTCTCCGAGCCGGCCGGCGCGGTCGGCACCATCGAGTTGATCGAGACCGATGTGGCTGCCACGGTGACCGCGCATGTGGCCGCCGGGGTGCAACCGATCACCCCCGGTGCACCGGCCAGCCTGATGACGCTCGGCACTGCGGCGACCGGCTTCACCGCCAGCGCCGAGGGGTCGATCACAACCACCCGGTCGTTCCCGGGCGGAACATTCCGGTTGCCGACGACGGCGACCGGGTCGCCGATGCAGTTCCCCTACCAGTGGATGCCGGATGAGCGGCCGGTGGTAGCGGTGTCCAAGTTCTTGCGGGTGCGGGCGACCACGCCGACCAGCGGAATCAACCTGCTGACGTGGATCACCTGGGAAGAGTAGACAACCGTCAATGCCGGCGAGCAGGGTTGCCCCATGGGTAACGGCGTGGCGGGCGGGTCATCGTGGCCTGCCCGGCACGCCGGCGGGCGGCTACCCCACGGCCGGCGGTGTCCCGTTCCTCGACCAGTTCGTTCCCGGCTACAGCTTCGGCGCCCGGATCTACCCCGGCGCCGACACCACCACCGACCCCACGACCTGGACCCCGGTCGACATCTCCGCCCACATCCTGCAACCCGGCGACGGCAGCATGCCGGCGATCAGCATCGGCCGGGCCCGGCTGGGTGAGCAGCAGCAGACCTCCCCGGCGTTGTGCGTGTTCACGCTGCGCAACGACCCGGCGAAAGGTAACGGCGCGTACACGCCTCGGCGGGCGACGTCACCCTACTGGCCGTACATGCGGGCCGGGCTGCCGGTTGACGTGTTCATCGCCACCGCGCTGGCCACCTACGTCCGGTTCGCCGGCAAGGTGGAGGAGCTGGCGCCGGGCTGGGACGAGACCGGCAACTACGCCGTGGTGATGGTGACCGCGTACGGGGTGCTGTACGACATCGAACAGGGATCGACCCCGCTGCGGTCCGCCTCCTATCGGGCCATCTCCGGCGCACCCCACCTGCTCAATTACTGGTCGCTGGAGGACGGCGCCACCGCCACACAGGCAGCCAACGACGTGGCCGGCGGGGCGGTGCTGGCCACCACCGGCACGGTCGCGTTCGGCGCGCCGGCCGGTAACGCGGCCTCCGCGTCGGCGGTCGACCTGTCCGGTGGCGGCACCCTGTCCGGCACCGTCCGCAACGGCACCGCCGGCACCGTGTGGGCGGTGTCGTTCTCGGTCGTCGTCCAGGACACCGGCCTGTCCACCGACCCGCTGGCATTCGCGCCGGCCCTGTTCATCACCGGCAGCAACGGATTCGCGGCGCTGGTCAGCATCGCCTGCAACAGCGACTTTCACCCCGAACTGTCGTTCGCGTTTTTCGACTACGCCAACTTCCCGGCTGGCGAGTTCGGTAACGCGTCCGGTGGTGCGATGACCGGCGGCGTCGGCACCGTTCACACCTTCACCGTCTACATGCAGCAGGTCACCGGCTCTACCTTCGCGCCGGGGATAATCGTTGACGGCGTGGATCAGGGCCTGTTCCCGGTACCCTTCACCGGCTCATCGATCGGGCGGCTGTCCACCGTCACGGTCGGCGCAACCGCCGCGCAGCAGACGTCGGTGGAGACCGGAGTGTTCGACACCGCCGCCGTGTCGGTGTGCCACGTGGCGCACTATGCCGGCTACCCGGCGGCGACCATCGTCGACAACTACTCCGCCCGGACCGGGCATGTCGGGGAGACACCGTCTGACCGGTTGGCCCGGATCTCCGCCGAGGAACACATCCCGTTCGCGCTGCCCGCCGGGCCGTCGGATCCGGCCCGGACGATGGGTGCGCAGCAGGTCGACACCCTGGGCAACATCGCCCGCGACTGCGAAACCACCGAGGGTGGTGTCCTGGAGGACGGGGTGAACTTCGGCTGGCAGTTGTGGACGGTCGAGTCCCGGTACAACCAGACGGCCGCGTTCACGCCCGCCCTGACCCAGTTGCAGCCGCCGCTGCTGCCGATGGAGAACACGCTGCGGATCCGTAACGATGTGACCGCCGCCCAGCCGGCCGGTACATCGGCCCGCTACAGCCAGCCCGCCGGGCAGCCCTACGCCGTGTCCGGGCCCGGCGGCCTCGGCGGCCGGTCGTACCCGGTCACCATGAACGTCAACAGCCCGGACCTGTTGCTGCACCGCGCCGCGTGGCTGGTGCACCTCGGCACCGTTGACGCGGACCGGTACGCCCCGCTCGCCGTCAACCTCGCCGCCCGCACCGGGCTGATCCCCGCCTGGCTGGCGCTCGGCAACGGTGACCGGTGGACCACCACCTCCACCTACCCGACCGGGGGCACCGGCCCCGACGTCCTGGTCGAAGGCTGGACCGAAGGCCTCGGCCGCGTGTGCTACACGATCGCCGCGAACACCGCCCCCGCCGACCCGTGGAACGTGCTCGTCGTCGACGACCCGGTGTACGGCCGGATCGGCTCCGACTCGACGACCCTGGCCGCGGCGGTGGCCGCGGGGGTGACCGGCGCCGTGTCGGTCAACGTCGGCACCGCGCTGTGGTCCACCGCGGCCGGCGACTACCCGCTCGATTTCAACATCTCCGGGGAGCGGGTCACCGTGTCCGCCGTGTCCGGGGCCGTGTCGCCGCAGACGTTCACGGTCTCGGCCAGGGCGGTCAACGGTGTGTCGAAAGACCTGGCCGCAGGGGCGAAGGTCGACCTGTGGCTGCCGCTGGTGATCGGCCCCTAGCCCTGCTGGCCCGGCGTGGACAGGTGTTCTACGCTGGCACCAGCCCCGACATATGCGTGACCACTAATATGGATCTTCGACCGGGAGAAGGAGGCCACGGTGGGCGTCTACACCTCCACCCCCGTACAACTCCTGTCCGGCAACGAAGCCAACGGCACCTGGGCCGCCGACTGGTACAACATCGTCAAAGCCGTCACCGACCCCTACACCTCGTATGTGCCGGCGGTCACCGGCGGCGGCTTCTCCCTCGGCAACGGCTCCACGTCCGGCGGATACCGGCAGATCGGCAAGGCCATCGACGGATGGTTCGTCGTCATCGGCGGGACGACCACCGCGTGGGGTACCGGGTTCTCGATCTCGCTGCCGGTCAACTCCAACCTGGGTACCGGCGCGGCAATGGGTGTCATCCAGGCGGCGCTCAACAGCGGCGCCGCCAGATTCGGCGGCTGGCTGTGGCAGAACTCGACGGCGTCGGTGGCCTCTGCGCGGGAAGACTCGACCCGCTGGTCGGCGACGGTGCCGATCACCTTCGCCTCCGGCTCCGAGTTGCGCGGCTGGTTCCACTACGAGGCGGCGTGATGACGATCTTCTTTCCGGACCTGAGCCACTACGTGTCCGGCGTGCCGCTGACCGGTGTTGTCGCGCTGATCACCAAGGCGACCCAGGGCACCAGCTACGTCGACCCGACCTACGCCGACTACCGCGACAAGGCGCATGTGCTGGGGATCCCGTTCGCCGGCTACCACTACGTGACCACCGACGACCCAACCGAGCAGGCCCGCCATGCGTTCGCCATCATCGGCCGCGACGTCCCGGCGATGTGGGATGTGGAGGCCGGCTCCGGCTCCATCGCCAACCTGCTCGCCGTCCACGACGCATACACCACGCTCGGCGGCCGGGCCACCCTCGCCTACGTGCCGCAATGGTACTGGGGGCAGATCGGGCGTCCGGACCTGCGACCGCTCACGGCACGCGGCCTGGCGCTGATCTCGTCGGCCTACACCGCCTACTCCGACGCCGGGATCGGCTGGAAGCCTTACGGCGGGATCACACCCGACATCTGGCAGTACACCAGCAGCGGGCCGCTCAACGGTCACCGGGTGGACATGAACGCATTCCGCGGCACCGTCGCGGAGCTTCGCAAGCTATTCGTCGGCGGCACGTCCGCCGGAGACGTAGGAGTGGACATGCCACTGACCCAGGCCGACGCCGATCTTGTTGCGGCGACCCTCAAGCGGATGCGCGTCGACGACGCCGGGCCGCCGCCCACCGACCCGACAGCGCCGGTCACCCTGGGCGTCGCCATACGTGGGTCCTACTTCCGCGACGGGTACGTCGCCAACACAGCGGTCCCCGCCATCGAGGCGGCCGAAACCGATGAGGCGGCGGCGCTCGAACGGCTACACGCCGAGTTGGCGAGCCTGCCCGCCGCCGTGGTTGCCGCACTGCCGGAACCCGGTCCGGGCGGTCTGACCGTCGCCGACGTGCAGGCCGCCGCCGCGGCCGCCGTCACCGACGTGATCTCCCGCACCACCGCCGCTCTGACCGTCGCACCATCCCCGGAGTCCTGATCTTCACGAACTGGCTCCGTCCCGAGACCCCGGGCCGGGCAGAGAGGTGCAGTGGTGGGTGACCGCTTCGAGGGTCTACACGGTCGCCCGGGACACCCTGTGCCTGCTGGTCGGGTTGGGTGGCCTGATCTTCCAGCAGATCACCGGCCGCACGAACACCGAGTTGATCGCCGCGTGGCTCATGCTGCTCGGGTTCGCGGTGCCGGGAGTCACCGCGCTGCGGCATCTGGCCCGAGCTGGCAGGACCGAAACCCCGCCTACAGCCGAGCCGTCCTCATCGTCGTCTGCGCCCTCATCACCCTCGCCGTGATCCTGTGGCCGTGAGCGGGGGGTGACCGGTGGTCAAGGAGCAACAGCGCGCGCCGCGCGCGCCGATGCCGATGTGGGTTTGGTACTGCCTGGCGGTCGTGCTCGTGGCCAACTTCGGCCTGGCGTTGGGCGGGTTCCTGTGGACCAGTCACGCCATCCAGGTCGAGCACCGGGCCCAGTGTCGCGTGTACACGCCCGTGGATGCCGCGTACAGGAAGGTGCCACCGACGACCCCGGCGGGCCGAGCGTTCGCCGCGGTCATTCACGGGGTCGTCACCGACCTCGGATGTGAGGAGTCGCAATGAACGTTTGGCGTGCCGTGCTCTACGTGGCGGCCGTGGTCCTGCTCGTGCTCGCCGCGCTCGGTGTGGCACCACCGCGTGTGTCCCTCGCATTGCTGGGCGCCGCGTGCGCACTGCTCGCGTTCGCGTTGCCGGCCATCGCCGTAGGAGGCTGAGTCCGTGGAGCAGACCTTCGCCAACCCGGACGGGTCGTCGACGACGGTGATCGTTGGCTGGAACCCGCCGCCACCTATGCCGCCGATGCTCGTCGGCTCCAACCGCAAGCCCGTCGACCTGATCCGCTACCCGGACTGGGCGTACCTGCGGGTGTTCGGCGCGACCGGCCGGGGCATTCCGTCGATAGCGTCGCTACCCAGGCAGATCACCCCGCACGTGTCGTTCAAGGACGCGCCGACAGTGGCGCTGCTCGACCCGTGGCTCGCCGCGCTGGACCGCGACGTGTACCTGACGTGGCACCACGAGCCGGAGGGCGACCTGTCGCCGGCCGACTACCAGGCCGGCTGGCACCAGCTCGGCGCGATCGTCGGCGAGTCCTCGCCGCATGTGACCCTCGTCGAGGTGTTCACCCTCTACGCGCAGACGCACGGCAAGACACCGTGGGACCAGCTGTGGTCCGGCCAGGCCCAGGCAATCGGCTTCGACTGCTACAACACCGTCGTCGCGAAGACCGGCTACCCGGACCCCGAGGCGTTCTTCGCGCCGCTGACCGACGCGGCCGCCTCGCTCGCTGTGCCGCTGCTCGTGCCCGAGCTCGGCACCCGCATCGCGGTCGACGACAGCGCCGGGTACGGCGCGGCCGGCTGGTACCGCGACTGCGCGGCGTACCTGCTGCGCCGGCGTGACTGCCGGGCGGTCGCCGTGTGGGACCAGATGGGCGCCAACAGCGTCGACTGGACCCTGACCGGTAAGCCGCTCACTGCCTGGCAGAACGTGGTGGCCGGCCGGTGAACGAGTTGCTGGCCGAGGTGCTGGTGCTACCGGCCGGCACCGTCAAGGAAATCATCCGCCGCCTCGCGCGCATCGAACGTGCGCTGGGCATCGTCATCGAGAAAGAGGATCAGATCATGACCGACCAGGAACACCTCGACGCCGACGTGGCCGCCGTGGAGGCGGTCGTCACCGACCTGGCCACCGCGACGGTCAACATCCAGGCGGAGCTCGACGCGCTCAAGACGGCGCACCCGGCCGTGGACTTCACGGGCCTGGACGCGGCGGTCGCCAGCCTGGCGGGCGCGCAGGCCGGTGTCGACGCGCTCGAAACCCCGCCCGCGGCCGAGTCGGCGCCTGCGGAGTAGAACCGCCTGCGCGCCCGCTGTACGGGCCGCACACGCGAGAGCGCCCCCACCCGAGCCATCCGGGTGGGGGCGCTCTGCCATGCCTGTGCGGCGTTCAGGCGGCGCGTGCGGCCTTGCGCGCGGCGGCGAGCATCTGCCCCACCCGCGCCCGCGTCAGGCCCACGATGTACGCGATCCGCGTCGGGCGGATACCGGCCGCCCGCATCCGCGCCAGCGCCTCGGCGCGGCGGGCCTGCGCATGCGCGAGCGCGGCCTCGCGCCACTCCATCTCGCGTGTCCAGGCGAGGTAGTCGTCAAGGGGGCCTTGCCAGTCCACGGTCCCTCCTCGGGCGTGAAGGAGGGCCGCCCGGTTCGGCGGCCCTCACGGGCGGGTCAGCGGCGTGCGGCCCACAGGATGGCGCCGATCGCCTGCTGCAACGCCTCCAACTGGACAACATCGAGCGCCGCGGTGATCGTGTCGGTGATCTCGTCGCCGTCGCCGTCCTCCCCGGGCGCCTCGATGTAGATCTCGAAGCTGCCGTCGCTGAGGCGGGTCACGTCCACGCGAACGTCGTCGTCAACGGCGGTGATGCACTGGTGGGTCGTGCTCATCGGGTTCTCCTTCGGTGCGGTGTTGGTTGGCTGATCTGCCACGGCCCGCGCCCCCGTTGCCGGGGGC